TTGGTTGATGATAGAAAAGCCGTTGAGATTACTATTCGTGAGTGGGATGATGAGCGCGTACAGTATGGGCCTAATTGGTCTAATGATTTTTTTGAGGTGAGGGACTTTGTTGACTTGGATGATGGTTTTGAGTATTGTCGTGATTTTGATTTTAAGGAATTTTATAGGACTTATGGTGAGAGGTTTGTTTGAGTAGAATGTTTAAGGTTAATGCTTATGTGACTGAGATTGAACCGGGTCATGTGTACTCGGTTGATGTTGACGGTTTTGAGAAAATTGTTACTGCTTGTAGGGAGATTGATAATGGTGAGGTAACGTTTAAATCAGCTCTTACTAGGGTTCTTGAACATGATTATGGTGATTGTGATTTTGGTTTCATATGTCGTGGTGTTAAGGACGGTGTTGGTTGCTATGTTGTCTCAATTGATGATTTTGTATGGTGATTGATAACGAATAAGCCCCGCATTTTGCGGGGCTTATTCGTGCTGGGGAGGTTAGTAGTAGAGTACTTCTCCGGGGTAGATGAGGTTCATGTTACCCGAGCTGTACCCGGTGATGTTGTACATGTTGACGCCAAGATATGCGGCAATGCCGGATAGCGTATCACCCGCCTGTACCACGTATGTGCGCGACACTGTTGCAGTGTTGCCGCCGCCATTGTGACAGATTTTATCGCCGGGGTATACGATGGACGGGTTGCCGCTGGGTACGGTCACGTTCCACCAGTCGGCCCAGAACATGGAAACGTACTGTCCAGACTGGATGATAACGCAATTAGTATCACACGGGGTGTTCGGCGTGCTGGGTTGCGGTGCGGGTTGCGGTGTGGGCTTGGGTGCAACCTGCCCGCTACCCGCGTATGCGTGCCACGTGTTGAGGTCGCCGTAGACTACGCTTAGGTCAACTCCTCCATTCCAGCCGTTGATGTAGCCGTTGCCGGTGTATTGCCATGCGACGGCAAACGGCCAGTAGTGGAGCGTGGGCTGTGTTGCGGGCGGGTTGAATCCGTAGATTGGCGTATAACCTAGGGTATAAGCGGCAATCCACAGGCCATAGTTACCGGCGACAACTGCCGACCAGTCGTAACTGTTTTCTGTGGATTGGTTCGTGTAGATAATCGGTTTGGTGCCCCATGCGGCTTCCACGGTTTGAAGCCATGTGAGCGCCCAATTAGTGTCCCATAGGGCGTTCGGCTCCCAGTCGAGAATCGGTACGATGCCTTTGCCAATGTATCCGCGTGTGTGGTCGATGAAGTAATTGGCCTCGCTGACAGCGCTGTTTTCCGTGTGCGCGAAATGGTAGACGCCTACTCCCTGTCCTGCCTTCAAGGCGTCCTGTACCACGCGGTCACAATCGGGATTGACGTATCCGACACCCTCGGTTGCCTTGGCGACTACGATTTGCGCGCCAGTGGTGGTGACGTTGATACCGGTTTGCCAACTGGATACGTCTATCATGTCCGCCGCGTTTGCGGTTGGCGCTAATGCCAACAGCATGGCGGCGATTGCGGCAATCATACTATAGGCGATTGCTTTAATCTTCCTTACCATCGTTTTCCTTCCTGTCGATGTTGAAAATGTTGAGAATACTGGAGCCGCTTAACTCGGGGTTGATTTTTACGCAATTCTCCATGATTGAGGTGATTTCAATCAGGCAGATGCCTACGCAAACCGGGATGAACACCGGTAGTCCGATTCCGAGATTGATGTAGTCCGAACCGTATTCTACAATCAGCGCGACACAGATTACGGCAAGGTAGGCGAATTTGTGTCCGAGCCCCCTCCGCATTCTCTCGCTGGATAGCTTGCCGTGCATGATTGCGTTTACCACGCCGGTGATGTAGTCAATCAGCACCAATAAAAATACAATGCCGATAACGATAAATTCATGGATTGGCATGAATATTTCCTCACTTTCTTATACCTGATTGTTGTAGTAAGCCGCCAAGTATCATACTGAATTCCGCCTTGATTTGCGGTGTTCCAAAACGCAGTCGCCCGACGCGGTAGGCGCTTAATATTTTCTGTGTCATATCGTCGGAACGTTTGAGCATGATGCAATCATTGTCCACCAGTCGGTAGTCAAACGTAAAATCCCTAGTGATTTTAGGCTGTTTTTTGGTGATGATATATAATACTTCGTCGGTATCGCTTAATTGTTGGTATACGTTGAAAATACCGTATTCGGTGGTTTTCAGCGTGAACGCATAACCGGCGTTGTTAAAATCACTGATGAGAGTATTGGCATTATCTCTAAAATCATTATTGATTGCATAGTTCGCATAATTTTCATCATACCTGCGTAGGAACGTGCCGAATTTGGATGTGGCCACCTTGGCGCTGAACCCGCCATAATCGGCCAATTCCACCATGATAAACCCGTCGCAATAGCGTTGGTATTGCGTGTGATTATCCAACTGTGGTTTTAGATTGATGTTGAATGCCGAAAAATACGGGTTGGCGAGGGTTACGGCGTTACTGCACATGATGACGCGAACCCTGTCATTCCACCGGTCAACCGTATTATAGAATTCCTCAAGCGCGGTTACTTCCCCGCCAAGGTATCGCATGTTATCGGGGAAGATTTCATCGAAAATTATGGTGCGCACCTTGGGGTAGGCCACCGATTTCACTTGTCCTGCCTGACTGAGGGCGATGAAGTATCCCATGATGTGCCATGTGGGGCGTGTCTTGCCGTGTTTGTCCGTGGTGGCGTCCCTGTCATCCAGCCAGTGACATTCTGCCTGATTGCCGGATACGCGAAACTCTAACTCCGGGTATTGTTCCGCTATGTCCGCGAACCATGTGCCCTTGTTTTTCTGCTCCTCCGCCGTCCTGCGTAGATAGATGAATTGCCAGCGTTTTTTAATCCAGTCGCCTATGACCAGTTTTTTGGCACCATAGGTTTTTCCGAGGCCGCGCGCGCCGATTACGAACATCCAAGGCGCGTGGTAGGATAACACGCGCCCATAATCGTAATAATCGCCCTCGGCTAACAGTTTCTCCATATATATCATTATGGCACGACATACGGACTTTTAGAAGTTCGGTGGGGCACTAGCGCCGTCCCATACGACTAGCAGATTATACACGGTCCGATACCGGCTCGGGTATTGCCCGAAAACACTGTCATTAAGCAGATTATCCAATAAACCGCCCAATGTGGTTGCTTTCGGTAGCGCTTCGGCGTATGCCGGGCCTTGATGATATGCCGACGCCCATAGTATCTGCATTTTCGCGTCCGAGTAGACTTGCGGATAATTGTTGTAATCCGTTTCGAACTGGTTGCGTTGCCCCTGATGTGATTCGGCGCGTTGAGCCCATGTTTTGAACGCCGCCGACTCCGTAGGGGTCAGGGGGCGTGTAAACGTCCCGCCATTGCCCATGAGTGCCGCTATCTCGGGGCATGTTTTGGCGAACGTCGCGTAGCCTGTCGGGTCGGCGGTTTTCATTGCGTTCAACACGTCCAACCGACGGTTAAACGACCATTGCGCAATCCCGATTCCTTGCCCGTTGGCTAATTCTACCGCGTCCCATTGCAATGAGCTTTCCACCGTGCCGATACAGTAGAGTGCGTAACTGCTTTTTCCGTTGCCTGTAGAGGGCGTGGCTTGGCCGCCCGAGTCACTGGGCGCTTTAGCACTGCCCTTGGCCGTCCATGTTTGGGCCGTGGCTTTGTAGAAAATCATGGTACCCGCGCCACTGTCGTTGTCGCGGTAATGGTAGATAAGATTGTCGCCCTGTTGTTGTATCCACACGTCACTGCTGGATACGCTACCCGGGTTGTTGGAGCCGGTAGGGTTCGAGCCGCTGTCATTGTCGCCGCCGTCCGGTTTTTTGCGCGGGTGCAAATATCCGATATACGCTTTTTGCAATGGGAGTAGTTTATGCACGCTTGGCTCGGGGTTTTGCGTAATCACGTCGATGGAATCGCCCTGTATTCCATCAACGACAATGGCCACGTGCGTTGACGGATAATTGGGATAGCAGACCTGCCATATGGCTACGTCGCCGGGCATAGGGTTCCATGTGTTGTCTTTTTTCTCGAAAATCTCCCCGACTCTTGCGCTTACGGGATGATGTGTGTATAATCCACCGGCCCAACCTGTCGGGGTGATGCAATCCTGAACACTACACCCGTACTCATCCATGCAATATTTTGCCCATAAGTCCCAGCATTGCGGGCCCCAACTGCCGTCCATGTCCCAAAAGCGGTTTTCGGTCTGTTTCACCCATGTCCTGAAGTCAACTGCCATACATAACAGTATACCCCGCCCGGACTACCGGACGGGGTATGTTTCACGTGAAACATGGGGCGTTACGCTGGTATCAGATTACAAAATAAGAGAGTTGCAGTGTCTGTTTCAGCTGAGTGTTTGTCGCGATTGTTCCCTGACAGTAAAAGGATACAACCCCTTCGCCGGTGACACTAATGTTGCAAAGTCCAGTTTTATCACCGTATGTGAACGGATAGGAATTTATAAAGCCGTTCGGTCGATATCCTTCCGGCATTGTCCCGATAATGAGTGAGCCGGGGTTCACGTTCGACGTACAGTTAGCGTTGGAGTGCCCATCTGGCGAACCGAAACGCACCATGATGTTGACGAATTTTGACAGCGGTGAGTAATATGCCGTCCATGATACGTTGGAAAAATGATTAGTCAGCACGTTAATTCGCTGAACCAATGCTATTGGTGACTGCCCCGAGGTTTTCAGGTTGGTTAATTCTTCCTGTACGTTCGTCGCCGCCGCCGTCGCGTTTGTCGCTTCAGTGTGGATTTGCTGTGCGGTGCCTGAGTATCCGCCCTGCTTGGTGAACGTCGTGTCCACCTGACTTCTGGTGTACACACTGCTGGCGTCCGCCTTACCTTCAACCCTATTGGTCAAGCCCGACACGGTGCCCCGTAGTTCGGAAAGTTCGGCGTCCTCCGCCTTACCGTTGATAGTGTCCATAAGCTGCTGCGCGGTCTGCGCCGACGTGACGCCGAGCTTGCTGAAATAGCCATCCAACTCGCCAATATCGGTCTTGTTGGTCTGCGCCAGTTCCGCCGCGTTGTCGGCGGCTTCCTTCGCCGCGTCCGCCGCCGTCTTCGCGTTGTTCGCCGCCGCCGTGGCGGTGGTGATGTTGGTGGCGTTGGCGTACATCTGATTATCGATCTTGGTCATGGCGTCGGTGAAGTCGCCACGCCACGACGGTCGATCGTTTGGATTATCCCCGAACGTCGGCAGATTGTAGTGTCCGGTATGCTGTGTGGTGGACATTGCTGTTTCCCTTTCTATTCCTTAGTGCCGACGCGGACGATGCCGTTCGCGTCCTTATACAGCGAGTCAAGCTCGGTCGCCATCAATCCGAGCGTATCCGGCTGCGAAGCGGTTTTATCAACCTTACCCGCAAGCCCCGAAGTGAGCGCGGACGTGGTGGCGAACCCGCTTGTATCCGGGATGTCGGTTTTGCGTGCGATAGTGTCCGCCACTCCCAGCGGAGAACCGGACGTACCGTTACCGGTAAGGTCGCTGGTGTGCGATACCGCCGCAAGGCCGCCGCCCGCAGCACTCTCGATGGCGTCCGCGTTGGCTTTCATCTGTGCGTCGATTTTCGCCATGTCACCGTTATAATCCACAAGCCATGAGGGGCGGTCGGACCCTGCGAACTGGCTCAGATTATAGTTTGAGGTATGTTTAGAAGATGTCATTGTTGTTCCTTGCTACTGGTCGGGGATCCTGTCCGAACAATATTATAACTATCAGTATATTGCGCGTCCAGTTTCTCGGCGGTGAGGCCGGGCTCGAAGTTCGACACGGACGGGTTGCGCTCAACATACCGCGCGTCCGCTTCGGTTTGCGTGATAAACGCCATGTCGGCGGGTGGATTCTCGGGCATGGACCTACCGTAAGGAAATTGAGAACGGCCCGGAAAATCACCGGGCACGCAATTATCCACGGCGGTGGCCTTCAAATCATATTCGCGCGCTCCAAGCGACAACCCGTCGTACTCCTGCGCGGTCAACCGCATGTTATCGTAGTCACCCCAGAACAATCCATGATTACGCGAATTGTCATACATGCCGCCGAGCACCTCCCCGAGCGGCTGTATGGTTCCGTACACTGGGGAGGTTGCCACGCCTTGCTGTTCCATTTCATGAATCAAGGCCAGCAGTTCCGCGCGTAAATCGGACATGGCTTTGTTGATTTGCGCCACGGTGTCCGCAAGAGCCTTGTCCACGGATTCCGCGAGGTCGGTGGTGGTCTCTTCCAGCTTGCTCAAATCGCATTGGAGGGTATCAAGATTGTGGCGTAGGCATTCAATCAACTGTAACGTGGTCAATCCGTCCCGATATGTAAACGGAACCGACGTGGGCATCCCGTCAAACAGGCGTTGCCGTGGAATCAGTGAGTTAATGGCAACCATGGTTACTCCCCTTCTCCATAGTTATGGCAGTTACTGAAAATAGTATCATACGAGCCCCACACTTGCATGAAGCACGGTTCGAGACTTCGCACGATTTCCATGTCCACGTTGATGATGGCCTGTCGGTACTCCTGTATCAGGCTCATGGCGGACTGGGAGCGGCCCGACGTGTGGGATCTGGTGCTCCCATCTGTAGCGTCGTGTTGCCATTCCGTGCTGGATGTACTATGGGACTGAGAAGAGGTATCTTGCGTGCTATGGCTACTGCCGTCCGTATCCGCTTGCGCCTGATTGGCATGAGTCGCGTATCGAGCAAAATCACCTTGCACGCCGGTTGCGGGCACTTCCGAGTCGTAAGACTGGGACTTGGTGCTGCTCGAACTGGTGCCGTCCGAGGAGCTTCGGGTCGCACTATCCTGAGAGGCGCTGGTTTTGCCGCTGGACTGGGCTACAGTATTGGACAGGCTTTCACTGACCATTTCCATAGTGTTCAATGGGTCATATTTCAACGCTAGCGTCCTGTAGCGCTCATTAAAATATGGCATGACTTCCGCCATCGTCATCCCCAAGTAAAAAATGAACTGCTGGGCGGTTTCCTGACCAATCTCCCTAAGCGCGTAATGGCGGACAATCTTTTCATTCAACTCCGCGCGGTGAGATTCGTTGTAAATCGGGTAATAGTCGGCGCTGAGATGCAGTTTGGCGTCCGTGTCGTATCCAAATGCAATGAGATTGCCGAGGGTTTCGGTGTATTCGCCGGGCGTTTCCATTGCGTAGGCGCTGAAGTCCTGCGTCACAATACACCTCCGATACCCGCGTCGTATGATGCGGGCATGTCAATATCGGTCGTACCGCTGGCGCTAGAGTCAAGCGCGTTGGGTACGCCGGAGCTTTGCGCGTCCGCATACTCAACCCAGATATTAAGTTGCGGCCACAACCGGTTAATTTCCGTCGCCGCCGCCTGTCGCGCCTTGAGGAAACTCAGCCGGAACACGTCCACCTTTTCATTGGCTTGCGCCACTTCGTCGGAGATGAGCCGTTCCTTTTTTTCGGTGCCGCTGGATTGGATGCCCAGATATCCCAGTACCTCGTTGCTTACCTGTGTTTTTTGCTGGATGAACTTGTCCAGCAGGTAGGGGGTGGTGTTGGGCCACGGTTGGAACATGCTACCGGGGTCTAGTGAATCGTATCCGATGATATAATCCTGCCCATCCTGCCGTTGTTGTAGCATGTTCTGCACGGTGAGCTTGGTGCGCGGGTCGGCGGTGATGATGGTCGGCAGTTTCAGGCTCTCCAAGTTCACATCATACGCTTTGTCAATGTCGGCGAGGCGTCTCGCGTACTGCCATAAGATATCTTTGAAACTCATGCGCATACGATTGTCCCAAATCGGGATGCACTCTCGGCCCGCCTTGAGTTGCTTGTAATGGTAGTTGACACCAACCGGCTCGAAGCGCGTCGGATTGTTATACACGTTCAATCGGCCTTGATAGCCGGCTTGCGTGGCGAGGAACCGACCTATGCGTCTGTCTTCGAAGAAGAGCGCGCACCCGTATTCGCAGAGACACATTTCCAGCCATCGTTCATCTACGGTTGGCGGCAGTCCCCGCCAGCTGAACCGGTTTAATGCCAGTTCGGTCAGCAGATGGTAGTACATTGCGTCAAGGCTGGCGGCGCGTGCCTTGGCGTAATTGCCACGCGGATGCAACGCGCCGCCCCTACGATTCTGATTTTTCCTCGACCTAGACATGCCTCTAGTATAGCACTAGAATGAGATGCCCGGCAATGGGTCGTTATCCGCCCAATCGGTCACGCCGATATCGTCCGGGTTGGTCCATATAGTAGCCCCAGACTCGAACACGCCTTTAATGGTCTGCCGATACTGCTCGGGCAAATCACCTCGCACGTAACACTCCTGCATCTGCCAGTAGGTGAATTTTGTCATACATTCCAGCGATTGCGGCGGCGTGATGAAACGCTGGATAAAATACCCGTAACGCAACATGTACTCTCCGACGCTCCGCAGGGCTGAGGGTGCGCACGTCTTAAATCGAACCAACACCCCGACAATACCGTTTGCGAGGTTAAAACCGTCTCCGCCGATGGCACCGGATGTGGTCGGGGGTGTTAATTGCATCTGCTGTACCTGTGCATTGATACCCGCAATGGTGTTTTGATAGTCTCCGAACGCGGAACGTTGCGCGTAATCCGCGTTCATGTCCGCCATATTTTGGGCCAACTGGTTTGAAAGCGCTGTAGTCTGAGATCCGTATGTGTTGGCCTGACTTGTTGTGGCCGCGTTGGTACTCAGCGAGTTCGCCGTGGAAAGTTGGGCGGCGGTATTGTTGATACTGCGGTTCGCTTCAGTGTTGACACCATTCATGACAGCACCGCCTAATGCCGATACCGCGCCCCCGACATTGCCCGAAGCGGCGTTACCCGCCACCCCGACCACGCCGTTAACCACGTTATTCAGCTGTGCGAGGTCAGCTCGCTGATTGTTGATATACGTCGTGTTGTCCAGACTGGTGTTAAGCGAGGTTGCTTGTATCGCGTTATTGGCGTTGCGGTTGCCGATAGCGAGTTTGTTGGCTTGGGTATTGTACTGGTTTTGCATGGCCGTGGCCGCAAGAGACTGACTGATGCCCATCTGCGCTTTTTGGTACGCCCAGTCAGCGGACTGTTGACTGTAGGAACGAGTGTAGGCACTGTTTGCCATTGCCAACTGGGCACCATTGTTGACTATCACAAATTGAGGGAAATTGCTGATGCCAAACGCGGCGTCCAACATTTCCCCGCTATCAATGGGCAACCCATTGTTTTTATCAAGAGGAGCAATCTCGCTTGCACCCGCCTTATTGTACCCAACCGGGTAAAAGTTCAAGCGCGCGCCATTGGGCGCGTAATTATGCACCTCTCTAATAACCAGATTATCGCTTTGGATATTTTCGGGCTTATAGGTGATATTAGTGCCATTCAAGCAAGTGCATTCAACAGTAGAATAGGGGTAGCATTTGAGTTTTTTAAGGTTTTTATAACGTTTAGGGATATTAAAATTATCACGAAAATCATTAATGATAATAATGTCTTCATATCTGCTGGGCGCATTTGTGGCCGACTGGGGGAAACGGTAGATACGATTATTTAATTCCGGAGGGAGTGTTTTCCCAAACAGCTTATCTACGACATAGCCGGATTGCTTAAGAAAGTCATCATCTAAAGAGGGTATCATGTACATGTTTACAATACCCTGTGTTATCCATGAAAAAGTAGAGCCCACTCCCATAAACACTTGGATAGACTGGATGTCCTTAAAGTACAGTATTTCAGCACCGTTAGCCATGTTCTCAAACAGAGAGCCGCCCGCAGTAGTGAGAGACGGTTTTTCCTGACTACCCGCGTCCGCTGACAAATCTACCGTGCTCACGACTATTACGCCGTAATTCAGATTTTTCCCGTCCATGCTGATAAGAGACTTGTACTGTTGGTTTACCGTCACCATTTCGCTACCGGTGTCCAGCCCTTCGGGTAGTGCGAGATAACTGCGACCATAATCGGTCATCTGGTTTTCGTTGGCAATGCCGATATGGCCTCGCACCACATAGCAGGAACCAAACCTAAGTACATGCTGGAACGACTGCCAAACGTCCAACTGTACAGTGAGCTGAGTAGTGTACGCATTGATGTAATCCACGTGGTTGATGAAATAATACCAATACCGTGGCGACTCCAAGTCGGGGTAATCGTTATACACCACGACATAGTTGTAGTTGGACGCCTCGTTAAATGGCAGTTCGACGCGCACGGGTTGGCCGAACATGTGCATGACTCCATGCACCCTGTCAATGCCGGGCCGTCGGTCGAACCATTCCTGTTGTTTCTGCGGTGATTCGAACCGGGCTAGGTCACGGTAACTACTATCCCACGGCACGTTACAGAGTTTCAGCGACGTGTTGGGCGTCCATTGAGCCCAGTTAAACGTCGCTTCGACGTTAGGGTTGATATCTCTCAGCATACTATCCCTTTCATAAAGAAGGGAGTGTTTCACGTGAAACACTCCCTTTTATTATATCGCAGATTAGGCGACTGTCACAGTGCCCTGACCGCTGACACCGAACAGCGCGGCCGTCAGCTTGGTGGAACCGGCGGCCACTCCAGTGACTAGGCCGGTATTGTCCACTAGGGGTTCGCGTCATCAATCATCATCCAACCTCCGGTATGACAAGGCCCGGAGCGCTCACGTGGGTTGCGCTCCGGGCCTTGTATTGCATCGCCGTGAGAGAGGGTAGCCAACCGTCCACCCTCCCATTATATCACGCGGTCACTGTCACGCTCTTCTTGCCGGACACTCCGAACAGCGTGGCGGTGATATCGGACGCCCCTGCCTTGACGCCAGCCACTACACCGGACTCAGACACGGTGGCGTTGGCCGGGGTGCTGGATGTCCATGCGGCTTGCGCGGTCACGTCGGCGGTTCGGCCGTCAATCATGGTCGCGATGGCGGTCGCCTGCACCGTATGCCCCACAGTCACACCCGGGACATTGACGGCAATCGACGCGATAATCGACGGGTTGAATCCGATGACGCCATCACCGACCACCGGCACGTTCAGGGCGGCGGACACAGTGCCCGGCACCTCCGGCGTCGCCGGATTCGTGTACAACGCGGTCGCCGTAACCGGGATGGTGGTGTTCGGCTCGTCGAGACCTACCACCAGCACACCGGTGGGCGAAATGTAGGTGTAATCGCTTTTCGGCTTGGCGGTGTCGCCGATACGATACTCGACAGCGTCCGAACGGAACGTGGCCGTGCCATCGTTGGTGATGGTCGTATCGGCAGTGACCTGCACCGCGCCGCCACGCGCCACGTTCGACGGGGTGGACGTGCCACCGCCGTACATGGCGAGCTTAAGCTCAAAGGTCGGCATCTTGGCCGCCGTACCGGTAGGCGCCACCATCTTGGCGGTGGAGCCCGCGCCCGTCCAGAACATGACGGCGGGGGCGAAACCAGACACCGAAATGATGTGCTGGACATGCAGATAATGGTTGACCGAATTGATGTTCACCGGATTGGTCTGCTGGGTCATCTCGTTAATGACCGGAATGTCAATCAGGAACTTGTCAGTAGTGAGAATGGCTTGCACACCGTCCATGCCAAACCTGTCCTGCGGGATGACGATAATCCGGTCGATAGTCGGCTCTGCGTCCGTACGCTGGAACACCGTGGCCAGACCCTGAACATCAAGCGCGGACTTGACTTCCGGGGAGCAGAACAGCACGAGTTCATCGGGGCGGGCAAACGTCGGCATATGACGCGCATTATACCGGGTGCTGACAAACTTCAGAGTATCCGCCCATGCGCGAATCTGGCGCAACATGTCGCGCGCGTCGGTTTCCGTCGAACCCATGTCGTTAAGGTCATGTCCCATGTGGACACGCCAATATCCGCCGAGCTTCGCATACTCGACGAACTGGTGGCACATGGCCTCGAACAAGTCAACCTCAGCCGCATTGTAACAGGATGTAAGAATCTGGGAGGTGAGCGAGGCCAAACCGTTTTCGGAGGTGAAAGCACGCTGGAGCGTCTTATCATCCGTGGTTGCCGGATAGAAGTGGGCGAAGTCCAACCGATGATAGAGGCTATCCACGTCGATTTTCCACTTGCGGAAATTATCCGCGCCGAGATATTCCGCGTCCGGGTCATAGACCTGTGCGAGCGGCATGCCCACGGCGATTTCCTGCCACGTGTCGCCATACGCCTGAGACGCGCGCTGGAACACGCTCAGCGGATTATTCCAACGCCACGTGTTCACATAGGTTCCGCCGATACGGTTCACCAGCGCCGAATAAAACTCGTTCTTCAGCTGAGTGGACGACATGAGGGTGGCCATCTGCCTGTCCATGTTCATCTGGGTGGCCGATGGCATACGCCGCTGATATTCGGGAGATGCCTCGTTGCGAATCATATTGAGGATTTGTGCGTTGTTGAATTCGGTGAGCGGGCGAAGCTGTTGCTTCGGTGTCACCACTGGAGTGGTTGGCATTGTAGTTTTCCCTTCTGGTTATCAGTCTTCGTACAGGTCGTCAAATGTGGAATAGGTGCCGTTGTAGTCATCGTCGGTCATTTCCGTGGCGTCCGGCTCCGTGTCGCCGTCCGGGCCATCGTTCAGTACGTGGTCGGCGGCGGCGTCACGCATTGCCTCAATGGTTTTGGAGAGTTCGGCCACGGTCGCTTCCAAGGCGTTCAATCGGTTGGCCATGTCGGCTTCCTTGTCGTCGCCCGCGTCTTCCGGTTCGCCATTGTCCTGCGTTTCAGGTTCCGGGTTCGGCGTATTGTCGGCGGTCGGCTTGGCGTCCGGTTCGGTGTCGGGCGTGGTGTCCGGCTCGGTGTTTTCGGTATCGTCCATAATCACCTCTTAAAGTAAGTGGCATGGCGGCAATCACGCCGTCATGCCGGTTTGCTAGGCTGTGCGGGTTCCCTCGCCGTCGCTGGGCGTTGGCTACGCACGTCTACATCCGACCGTATCGCCTTGCCGATTTGCCTTACGGTCGGGCCATCGAATCGGCTTGGGACGCACACCCCGCTACCGACTATTATAGCATAAAAGTATGGCCGTCATCATTGAGATGACGTGACCCCGACAGAAACTCATCATAGGGGATGGGGGCGGCGCGGTGCACGCCGCTCAACCTCATAACGGTATCGCCGCCTGTCTCCACACCACAATATTTGCGATTGCCTAGGATACGGAGCCTCTCATAGGTGTGGTCGTTTTTCCACGCGCCTAGTTTCCGGTCACCCGTTTCTATACATGCGGGCGTGTCCAACCCGTCCAATATCATGCCGTCGGTATCGGCGTAAAGCACGCGTTCGGCGTTCGCGTTCATGGCGCGTGATAGTATTCGCCTCCCGTAGGCGTTCACATAGGCGGCGGTCGGCAACCATGCCAGACTGTTGGCCGACTCGGGTTTATCCACGGTAAAATCCACGCCACCGTCCGAAGACGGTTTTGGATGCAACATGGGCCGGTAGAGTGAGGCCCCGAATTTTCCCACCAGTGAATTCAGCAACAGTTTCGCCATCTGCCTGCGCTCCCCGGTTGCGGTTTGTTTCACGTGAAACCATTTGTCCACGTATGTGTAGTAGAGTCCGTGTGATTTGCGGAATTTCCAGCCGCCGACATACTCCCACACGTGGATGTCATAGTTTTCGGTCAGTGTTTCCCAATCCACATCCGTGACCGGCATGGTAACGACGCCCAACGTACTGTCCAAGCGCTCACCCTCAAACCCCCATACGGGTAGGATATTGGTGAGTGTCGCCGTTTTCCCCGGCTTCAATCGCGCGTCAAACGCAATGACATCGATATGGAGCGGATAGTCAGAGTCGTGTTGGTACTCCCCGTCATACCATATTGGTGAGCCTACCGGCATGGGCGAATCTCGCATGATACTCGGGTAGAGACTGTTCACATCCCAACTTCGGCAATCCCGGTATTCGCCCGGCTTGCTGTACACTATCGCCCCATAATAGGCGGGGCGCATTCGATGATAAACCTCTTTATCCAATGGCGGAAAATGCCGTTTGAATCCGGCGTAATCCCCGTCGATATAGTCGGTCATTGCCATAGACGCTATCGTAGTGCCCTTGAGATGCAGGGCGGCGCATTCCTGCGAGATATTCCACGTGGTTTTCAAGTCGGTAGTTCCTCCGAATGTTTCACGTGAAACATTCAGGCCATCGTCACGCGTGATGTTGCGCACGTCCACGAAGTCCACGGTGATGCCACCCATACGTACACGGAAACTGTAGAAGTGCCCACGGATGTTGAAAGTGCCCCATACGCCGTCCTTGCTTGGGTTCGATTGCAATGGGAGTCGTTTCAAGAGTTCGGCGGCTATGGGCTTGATATCCTGCCATCCGTGGGCGCACCATACGCGCGTATGATGGTTGAGCATGGTGAGGCGGATGGCGGCGGTTGCCGTCAATGGTTCCGGGCCGTCATCCGTCAATAGTGTTGCGCCGTCTGTTGCCGCCGTTCGACGCTCTTTCATAATTCCATCCTTTTAGTGTCGTGCCGCGCTGGTCATCCATTCATCAAGTCGCGTCTCTACATCACCCGCGTCCGCTTTAGTCTCCCATTTATGCGTTTTATCATTATACCATGCGGCTTCACGCACCACGGTGCTAAAATTCGTGTTGTTTATCAGCCATCGTTTTTGACGGTTCGATAAAGACGCGAATTTTTGGGCGAAGCTGGAGTCGAATGCTTCCAGCTGTTGCGCGACTCTATCAAAATCCGCAAGGCCCTCGTTCTTGGGGATTTTTCCAGTGCCTGCACGTAATGGCGCTCGACCTATAAGCCCGGCGTATTCGAGTATCTCACGCTCAAGCCTCCTCCTGCCTCCCTCTCGTATCATCATACGCGCGTGACTCATGCCACGCTCTGACCCGAACACGTTAGCCCGGTTGCGCGTGAGTTCGTCACGCGCCGAACCGCCGACCGTATGAGTACCCAACACGTCAAACGGCGACTCTCCCGCACGTTCCATGTCACGCATTTCTCCCACCGTGTAGCTTGCCATGCTCAAGGCCTCGAATTGTTGGGCGCGTTTGATTTTCCGCCGTGCCTCGATACGGCGGCGTTGTTGCTGTCGTAATGTTTTCCGACGTTTCGACGGGGCGGCGGCTATTTCCGCGTCGGTAATCAACGGACGCGCCGCCAGTTCCCTATCGAGTTTCGTAATATGCACATCCGGGACAACCTGATACGGCTCGTTATCCCGTGCTCTCAAGGCTTGCTGTTGTTCCCCGAATTCCTGCCCGACACGGCGCGCTACCTGTTCGAGTTGTTGGGCGCTGAGTTTTCCCAGAAACGTTTCGGTGATTTGCTTGGGGAGGTGTCCGGTGCTATAGTCTCTGACTGCTTGTTCTCGGCGTACCTGTGCCGACCTGATGGCGGCGTTGCGTTTCAGGTTGTTGGCGCGTCGGTTGTTTTTACGTTTTGCCACGGCCCCTCCTCTTATGAGTGTAAAACACCCCCCGCCGTAAGGATGGAAAACGACGGGGGGTGAGTCTGGCGGCAACATCCCTATAGGGATATTACCATGCTATCATATGACGTGGACATTCGCGTTACTTGCGCTTGTTTTCCGACACTAGTTCGAGGTCGAAGAACTTATAGCCACGGCGACTCTTCTTTTCCACCACCTTGAGAACAAGCGGATGCTCCCACGTGTCCGGTGTGCCGAAGATGGCGAACAGGTTGCCGAAAGCGTGCGCCAACGTGGGGGAGGCGGCGGCGAAGTCACCCTCCTCAGCGTGGATAACGACACGGGTAGAGGAGCTGACTTCACCCGTCTCCTGATTAGCAACCTCGATGGCCTGAGCAAGCACGTTGGTCACATGCAATGGCTCATTAAGATGCTCGTCCACTTTGTCGGCGGTCTGCATGGCGTTATACAACGCCATTTTACCATCCATAGTGTCAGTGTTGAAGAAATGGGATACGGCGTTGGCACCGTTCGCCGCAAAATTATTGCCGTTCGATACGGTCAGTTCGTTGTCAGCCATGATTATTGTTGCCTTTCCTTATAGGGTTAGTAATTATTCTTCCTCGGAAATAATATCATCTTCAACCACGTTGCCGCTGACCGACCCCGGATAGTCGATAATGGTATCATCCCCAAATTCACAATTAGCCCAATAGATTGCCTCATCCATGCGCGTTGCTTGCGCATGATATTCGGCGGACATGGGGAGCATGTTCTTGTTAATCTTGCGGGCTTTCTTCATAGCCATTTCAGCCGTGCGGCACGCGCCATCCACGACCACTTCGGCGTCAACAAGTTCCCCGTTTTCGCCGCGCGTAACACCGCGCACAATACTATAGTGCTTGGCTCGCTTAATATATGCCATAATCATGCCGCCTTATTTCAATGTTGCTGTTGCTGTGACATTCTTGCAATGTCTTCATCAGTATACCGCACATCAGTCAGGCTGTCAAAACGGAGGCACGCAATTTTGATGATAGTCTGAGCGAACTCATCGCCCTCCCAAGTCTTGCACATCTCATAGCAGGTTGCGCCCTTGACGTGGCAGACAGCGCACCACGCCACCATTGCCGGACAATAAATAAGCCCGGACAACATTTCAATGTCCTGCGTTCGTGATAATGCGGCGTACATCGACGAACTTGGCGAGATGCTCAGACAAACGTCCGCCGCACATTCGATACTGTCGGCAAACGCCACCTGACCACCCTGAGGCTTATAAAAATCCTTAAGCAGTGCCACAGTGCGGCAAAACGTTTCCCAATCGCCCTCGCCACGGTTATATTCCCGCAAGTGCAGATTACGCCGACGGCCACGAATGACACGGCGCACACGGTCATCGTCCAGCACGCCATCGTCAAACCAATTCGTACGGTCATCATTGCTCTTCATAATCAACACCTCTCTACCAACGACGTATCAGCCAGCGCCCTCGCATCAACCAGCATATGAGCCACCTGAGCGTAATCACACGCATCAAACGCCACAGCCGACCAAACCAAACGACGCCCGCCGCCGTCCTGAGGCCGCACCGCATACCGCAGTTCATACATCCGATTATGAGGACAATACACCAGCCGCACATCACCAGACTTAAGCTTGGATGGAATCACGGCCACGACTTCATCATTCGCCATCATCAAACACCCCCCCCCTCAAACGACAAACACACTTTAACAATACCATTCAAAAATCCCGTTTTTGGGTCAAACGAGGAATGAGCAAAACCAACATACACATCAAGCCCATCAAACGCATGGCGAACAACGTCAAGTACACCATCCAACGCCTCCTTAAACGTACTGGCTGAATATGGACCCCTCACCTGCACATACTCAGGCGTGAGCTCGAACACCGTAAAATCATCAGGCGTAACAGTAAAACACCACATATCAAACCCCTTTCCCATCAAAAATCAAGCAACTCACCACGGTCAAGCACAGTCACATCAACAAACTGACACGGCTGAGGACCATCCACCGCAAAATCACCCTCACCGGCCACCATATCATTCGCCTGCTCAACACAATAATCAACATCATCCACCCAATAAGCATCATCCAAACCATCAACCTCTTCCAAAGCTCCCACCTCAAAAAAATCATTAGACCAATTAGGCCCATACTGTACGCGCTCATCATCCCACTCACGAATAGTAATCTCAACGGCTTTTCTATCATCAACCAA